TTCTCCCGGTTGGTGGCAGCGGAATAGTTGCCTGTGTTGGTGGCAGCGGAGCAGTCGCCTGTGTTGGTGGCAGCGGAATAGTTGCCTGTGTTGGTGGCAGCGGAGCAGTCGCCTGTGTTGGTGGCAGCGGATTGGTTGCCTGTGTTGGTGGCAGCGGATTGGTAGCCAGTGTTAGTGGCAGCGGATTGGTTGCCTGTGTTGGTGGCAGCGGAATAGTTGCCTGTGTTGGTGGCAGCGGATTGGTTGCCTGTGTTGGTGGCAGCGGAATAGTTGCCTGTGTTGGTGGCAGCGGATTGGTAGCCTGTGTTGGTGGCAGCGGATTGGTTGCCAGTGTTGGTGGCAGCGGAGCAGTCGCCTGTGTTGGTGGCATTGTCATCCTTCCAATTAACCTTGTCAAGAATGAATTTTACGCCAGCCTGTATTATGCCACTCAATCCAATCTCGCATTGTATGCGAATTTTGCTGCTCGCGATTTTGTCTTGACTTCTGTCAATAGTCCCGCTCTGTTCAACCTCACAATATCGGCTTTTATTTGGAGAGTAATACCCAAACACATCCATTGGGTTCTCGCAGGCATGAAAACCATTCTCACAAACCTCTATCTTGCCTTTTTGTTCATACTCTTTGCCTACCTCGTATTGGAAGTCACGGCAAGTTAAGTCGGTATTAAAACCCTTATAGGCTTTTATTTTTTCTGTTTCCATAATTTATTAAAGATTATACCTCGCCCACATCATTTCGACATGGGCGAGGTCGTTTTTTACTTTGTGATAATTTCAACCACAGATGTTTCCATGATTGATGCAAACTTGTAGCATTCTATAGAAGAGTTGTAGAAATCCTTGATGATGTTCTCCGCCCCTGTCGTGCTGTCGGCGTTGACTAGGTAGTAAACGAATGTGCGCTTTGGCTTTCCCGTATTCTCATTAATGGTGATAAGCGCGACTTTGCACTTATACCACTTCTCGTTATCTTCGTCAGGTATGGAGAACACCTCCTTGTAGGATGCTATCTTCTCCTCTACCACCTCACCTCCACAATCGCCAATATGTGCCATTGTGCGCGCTTCTGCTTCAGTAAAAGAGAGCGCATCAACGCAATATAGTTCCTTCACCCTGCGTGTTGCACCGCTTTCGTCTGTTCTATCAACTGATACCTTTACCTCGAACCATGTTGAGGTGATGACTTTAACTTCTTTCATACTATTTGTATTTTTAGTTTATAAATATTTACGTTTTAAAGATATTCTTCTAATAATTTTCTATCTCCACTGCTTATATCGTCTAGGAATTTGGGATTGTCGCGCAATGCTTGTGCGCCAGCCTTGTTTACAAGTTCAGGGCTTATGATTTTATTTTCAATTACCGATAAAGCTAAACGGCATTGTTTAGAGTTTTGGAAATCACTTGTAACCCCAATTTGTTTTCTTAGTTCGTCACAAGTAGACGACCAAAGTTTTGCTACATCTTGTACGCGATAAGCATTAAACAAGGTTCTTACGTCAGCACTGATTTTTTCTTTTGATGTATCAAAATACACGTTGAAAAAATGCTCTGAAAAGGCTAACATGGTATATGCAACCTCGGTGCGAGCTATAAGTGTGGCGTGTTCACATCCATCTTTCAGAAGCTCACCGCGAAATGCCCAATAAAGGCGTTCAATATCATCGTGGATAAGTTTCTGCTGTTCGTCTGTATTGTCGAGGAATAATTGCCATCGTTCGCCCAGCCTTTCTTTTAGTCGATATTCGTATGCATCAAATGCACGGAAAGCGCGCTTTGAGTAGTATTTAACCTTTCGACAGAAAAAGGGGGACTTAGCAAGATGGTATTTAGCCTCTGCCAGCGCGGAGCCAGCAACGTTATTGACGATACCACCTAGCAAGAAGTACATAGATGATACCTCTGCAAATGCAGCTGCGTTTATTTTGGGTGATGTAATCCTAAAGACAGAGTTTCTTACATCGTCTTTATTACTTTTGATAGGAATGTAATTCATTTTATATCGTTTTAATCTATTTGTTTCGCTTCTATTGCGCTCAAATAGTCATGGTGGATAGTTGCAAAGGGACATGTATTTTAACGCAACACAAGCAAAACAATCAAGTATTGAGGTTTTTCCCTCTGAAAGATGATGCTGTGAAAGGAATAACGCAAAGCATTTCGTTGAAGCGGTCGGCTATACGCGCACCGTACTTTTGCCGAACATCCTTAGCGTTTAGGTTGGTTGTGATGAATGTAAACAACTGCTCATTGTATCTGTATTCAAGTAAATCAACAACAGGACTTAGCACATTACCGTAGTCTAGAACTTCTGTTGCTTCACGCCCCATATCCTCAATTGCAAGCATAGGAGTGTTGCGTACTGTCTTTGTGTGAGGTTCTCTCATGAGCGCGGATATATCCTTAGCATCGACAATGCGAATACCAGTGCTTTGTTCAAAATAGCCCTTTCCATTTAGGAAATTGAGAAGGAGTTGAAACGCACGCAATAGTGTGGTTTTACCATTGCCACAAGTACCGCATAGCATTATGCCGAATTTGGGGTTGTTTTGGGTTAATGCTTTTGCCATAGCTGCAATATTCTTTTCAAGTGCAGGGTCGCAAACAAAATTTGCTTGCCTATTGGCAACCTCTGTTTGGTATGCAGCTAATAAAGCATCATAAGCTTGCTGTTCTGATAAGGGGAGTTTAAAACGTTGTGGTATAGTCCGCAGGGTCGCAAGCTGAGACTTCAAAGCCTCGACGTCTATCTTTTGTGTTCGGTCTATTGTTTTCATTGTTAATCTTTTTTTGTTCCCTAATCTGAATGCGCAACCAATCGTTGAAGTGCCGTTTGACTTGCGTAAGATTGTCGTGAAGTGTTCCACGGCATTCAGCGTCAAGAGAGAATGTTTCTATCCATGCTTCAAGTTCAGATGGTGTAATCTTGTGGCGCATGCACATCTGCTCTTTCCAAATTGGTGCGCGCTTCAGTTCGCCAACAAATGCATCTTCTTTGGCTCGCTCTTTTTCGCTCAAGTCTGCGCTCTCGCACGCACGCTCATTGTAACTGTCTGTCTTACAATTAGGTACATCCACTTTCTGTGTAGTACTCTGTGTAGTACTCTGTGTAGTAATGGGGGTGTTTTTGGGTGTTTTGGGCTGTTTTTTCTCGTTCTGTGTAGTACTCTGTGTAGTACTCTGTGTAGTACCCTTTTTGTAACTGTCTGTCTTACAATTAGGTACATCCACTTTCTGTGTAGTACTCTGTGTAGTACTCTGTGTAGTAATGGGGGTTAAAACGTCAATAATGTTTATTGTGCTTGAGGTGTTAATCTTAATAAGATTTTCGTGTTGAAAAGAACGTAATAAGCGTTGCACCGTCTTGTCGGCCAAACTCCACCTTTTGCACAAAGTCCTTATGCTAATTGCAACTTGTCCCTTCTTAACACGCACCTCGTTGCCCCTTATGTTCAGCACCCTTTCGCCCTGACGTGAGAGCAATCTAAGGTCAGCCAAACATTGCTCACGTGAAAAACGCTCCCCAAAGTGAGCGTACAAGGTCGCTAAATCTGTATTAATCCATTCATCATTCATAGCTAATTAATTTTATCCCTGTACCTCCTTTAGGTAAGCGTTTATTTCTCTCATAAAGTCATCAAGAGAACGGCATAGTACATATTTGTAGCCGTCTTTCTCAATGGCTTTTTGCCACCGCCCTTGTACCTCGCTTTGTTTACCTGAACCAGTCTTCATTTCTATTAGAAGTGCGCCATAATCAGCGTTACTTTTTAATAGAATTAAATCGGCCACGCCAGCAAGTACGCCTTCGGCTTTTAACTTTGCCCCAGTAACTTTATCGCGTCTACCACCGTTTGGAACTGCGAACAAATTATGACTGAATTTAGGGTGTTGGGTGCGAAACCATTGTACGCACGCACATTGTAGGCGGTGTTCTTGGTCTGAATGCCTTTGACGTTGGCGCGGTTGCTCATCGGCCATAGCGCGCAAAATATCTAATGTTGATTTTGAAATCATTGTTAGTTCCTTTCAATTAGTGGCAATATGCCAATTTCTTTTAGAGCATCATAGAGGAACATACGGCCTCTTTGGGTCCATTCAGAACACAATCTTGTATCTGGTCGACCATCTGAATGAGTAAATGAAATTGTACGGCTGTGAACATAGCCCTTACCCATAAGGTTTGAATAGAGTATCCATTGTCCGTTGACCTTGTGTTGGATGCGCATTTCGTTGAGTTTCTTGTTGAACTTAACAGCACTCATGCCATAGTCGGCTGCTATCTGTGTCGTGGCTAGTGTGCCTTTACTTTGCAAGATAACGTTTAGATAGTCGTTGCCCTTTTGCATTTGCTGAATGAGTGTTTTCTGCTCGGCGTTCTCGCTTTCTAGCTGCTTAATGCGCGTCTCCCTATTGGCGATAGTTGTTTGAGCAACTAATACGGCCTTGGCCAGTATCTCCGCATCGCTCATTTCGGTCGTTGTGGTGATGTAGCCACCAGTCTTGCGGATTGATGGGAGGACTTCTCCACATACCCAATCTTGGAAAGGTTCTGCTTGCGGTTTGTCCGAACGCATGATAACCTTGTAAAGGTTCTGTTCGTTGATAAATATCATTTCTTGCATAACCTGTGTGCCATATTGGTTATAAGTAGGGGTATTAATTGAACTAACACCCCTATCGTTTAACCTTTTCTTGGTAGCACCAGCTTGTAGTTCTAAAACTCGGCATAAGTCTGCCAAACAAAACAAAGGGTTGTCGGCCGTTCCAGCCGTGCGTATCTCCCCAAATTGGGGGTTATTGAAAATTGTTACCTGATTATTCATTGTGTTGTCTCTTTTAATATTTGTGGAGAGAGCAGGGGTCGAACCTGCATTTCGGTGCCGTTCTACATTTCAATACGGCTACCGCACTTTACCGTTAAGCTATCTCCCCAAGATGTGCGCAGGGCAATCCCACGCACATGGTTTACGGCACTGTACAGCCTAGTGTTTGCTGATGTCCCTGAATATTGATGGAACAGTGCCGTATTGAGGCAATCGTCCGTCCCACTTCTCTATCCACATCTGTTCGAGTACTGCAGGTGTGAGTGCACGCGTTCGCAGTTCGTTTGCCTTGAACTCCGCCTCGGCAGCCACAATCTTCTTTTCCGCCTCCGCCTGTACAACCTTTACTTCGTTCTGCACCCTCATGGCCTCTTGTACCGCCCTGTTCTTGGCGTTCACGGACTCAACGATGGTCTTTGGGTATTGTAGACCTGACGTTAGTTGCTCCAAGTGGAAATTCTCTTTTGCCAATGACTTGGATAGGTAGTCTTCTATGGACTTCTCTACCTTATCTCGGTTGGAAACAATCTCGTCCGTGGTGTACTTGTTGAGTTGTATTCGGAAAGCATCCCTAACGTAATTGTACAGCGTTCCATTGATGACCTCGCTAAGTTCCTTACGGTACTTTTTGAATACGTAAGGGCTTTTGCCGTCTACAATCTTCAAAGATATTGTGGGGTCAATCTTGAACTCGCTGCCGTCCTTTGCATTGATGGTAAACGCAGGGTAGTCGACAGTCTGCACGAATGTGGGGTACTCGTAGACGGATTGCGTGAAAGGGTTGTACCAAACGCGGCCTGTGCATAGTGAAATGTCGTCCACGCCCTTTTCAGAACCGTACAGGTTTACCAAAATGCCCTCACTGCCTGCGTCAATGCGTTCCGTGCAAGAGGAAACCATGAAAACGAACAAGGGCAGCAAAATGCCCAGAAAAAATTTACTTCTCATTTTTTTTGTTTTTTATTTTGTTAATGAAATCGACAAGCCCCGTAAAGGACTTTGTCTTGAATGAAATCAATGCATAGGCGGTTGCGGTAATCACGCCCACTACGTTTAAGGTAGTGTCGGACATGGTGAGGAGTTCCGTTACGGCCGTAATGACAAGTAGTGTGAGCAAAGCCCACACTACGAAGAGAAATGTTTTTGCCATGATAGGGGTTTACTTGTTGCGTAAGTCCACAAAGTCGCAAGTCTTAATCTTGGTGATAATCCTTTGTCCGTTTCTGAACAGCAAGCCGTTCCTAGTTTTTAGGACCAATCCCTCTGCTTTGTGATTTTTGGTTTGAGAAACGATGGAATTAAAGCCCTTGCTTACAAATTCAATTGCCTCTTGCAACGTCATATACCCAATCAGGGGGACAATTGGGACGTTGAGTTTACTGGCGATGTCTTCTAGGTTTTCTCTTCCAAGCCACCACTGCCCGACTTTCACGTCAAAGAGGATAAAGCCTACATCGTTAGGAATGTAATTTCCACCGCCTTTTTGTATCTTCATCCCATACCCCTCACCGTAGATTGACATGCGCAGTGTCTCATCTTCGCCGACAGAGGCAAACTGCTGGTTAAACGCGGACATGATGACGTCTTCCGTGAATATTTCGTGTAGCTTTTTGAGCAAGTGCGATGGGATTACGGCGTTGTCGGTACGGCCTTGGAAAGAAAACCAAAGGCCACGTTCCGTGCTGTATTCTATATCCACATGGATGTTTGTGCCGTCAATTTTCTCGGTGCATTCCCATTTCAAGTCTTTAAGCTCGTAAAATTCTTCGCAAGTGAATTGCGATGGGATGATTACCTTTTTCTCGTCCCTCTTGAAGAGGGTGTTAATCTTTTGATAATTGGTGTTGTGCATATTGATAATTGTTTATGATTTGTTAATGTTTGCCGTTTCGGCAAACTTCTTTCCTATCTTCCTTGCCATGTTGCGCAACAACCGCGGTCGGTCTTTCTCCACAAATCACTTGGCGTGCGCCTCGTATAAACTTGCAGCATCCGTGAGGTAGCGCAGTATCTTCTTTACGTCAGTCTTGCAGATTTCCATGATTGAGAAATGATTGTGCCAACTCATCAAAGTAAGCTTCTGATGTTGGTATCTCGTCAGAGGCTGCCATAATCTCATTGGCGATTGACTTCTTTTTATGGATGATATTATACAACGCGTGGTCTATCGTACCGCGCGCAAGTAGATAGTAGCATGTAACATTGTCTTTTTGGCCTATTCGGTGTGCGCGGTCTTCACACTGGCAACAGTCTGCATAGGTCCAAGGGAATTCACAGAACGCAACATTTGACGATGCTGTAAGCGTAAGACCCACGCCAGCAGCTTTAATAGAACAAACAATGAGTTGTGCGTTCCCAGCTTGGAATGCGTCTACTGCAGCTTGTTTGGATGCCATACTATCACGACCAGTAACCGACACAGCTTTTGGGAATGCTTTCACAATCTTGTCGACAACCTCGTGCAGAGAGCAAAAGAGGATAAGAGGCTTTCCACTAGCTAAGAATGTGCGTACAAAGTCAATTGTTTGCGCCACTTTACCAATAGATGCGAGAGAGCGCAAAGCCATAAATTTAACCAGTGCTTCCATGCGCATTTTTCTGCGCACTTCCCAGTCGGTGCAACCTTTGTATTCGACTAAGTATTTGGCGAGGTCTTCCTCGGCGAGCATATATTCATCCTCATTTGAAATTGATACATAAAGGTCGCATCGCGTTTTGTCGGGCAACTGGCTAAGTACTTGCCTTTTCTCCCTCCTTATCATGCATCGTGCATAGAGTTCTTTTGAAAGATTGGCGAGGTTGTCGCCCTCACCATATTGAGCCATGAACGCTGCACGCCCCCCAAACTCACTTAGTCTATCCATGATTGAGAGTTGTGAAACGAGGTCTTGTGGGTGATTTACAACAGGTGTTCCAGATAAAAGGATTATAAACTCTTTACCAATTGATAATCCCTTTGTAAATATTGTTTGTTGTGCGGATACGTCCTTTACCCTGTGGCTCTCGTCTATTATGATGCTCTTAAACGCGCGTATATGTGGACAGAATGTTACGTCTTTAAGCCGAAACGGCTTGCCTTTCGGCGCGTTGACATCCCACACGAAGAACTTACGTAAACTCTCGTAGTTGCATATTGCCACTTGGTGCGTTCCCATACTAAGGAGATACGGCCATGTGGTGATGTTGGAGTTGTCTAAAACGAGTGCTTTCTTATTGGTGAACTTTTCGAACTCGCGTTGCCAGTTGATTTTCAGAGAAGAGGGGCAAACCACTAAGCAAGGGTAGGAGTTAGACGCGTTTACGATGCCGATAGATTGAATTGTCTTTCCACAGCCTGGCTCATCGCCAATGATTAGTCGTTTATGTTCTAATCCGTAGCGTATTCCGTCAAGCTGATAATCGTAGGGTTGTACGAGTAGTCCATGTTCGATGTTGCTCATGCCTTTCTTTCCTTTTGTTTCCAGCCGTTGAGTTCGCATACTCGTGCGTATGCTTCTGAGCGTGAAAAGTAAGTTTCACCAATAGGCGAAGAGGATGAAATGCCGTTCCCATGTTCGCCATCGTGTCTGTAGATTTGAAAATTGCGTCCACGTGGAGCGTAAAAATATTGTCCTTTATGAAGTTTCATTGAAAATGCGTTATTTCTTCTGTGAGTTCTTCTCGCGTGTTACCGCGCAAAAATCTTGAAAGTACAAGGTCTATTGTTCGGTTGTAGAATTTCTCGAACTCTGTGTTGTCCATTGCTGCGAAAGATATACTATGCAGACTAATTACATCACGGCCACCAACATTATATATATCAAATAGCCCTAGTTCGTATTTAATTAGTCGCAACATATCATCTTCGTTTCTTATATCAAGTGCGTTGCAGAGGGTTTCAGGCAAGTTCTCGAAAGTAAGCCGAACAAGTGCGAAGAACTTTTTATGAAACTTATAATTGCGTGGGCGAGATATTTTGCATTTAACAACATCACCCTCGCGCAATTTTTTTTTATCTTCATAGTCACTATCATATAGCGGAACGAGGCCTAATGCGGTTACTTTGCAATAAATTTCCATATCCTTATACACCCTTTTAAGTTAATCAACAGAGACACCACCAGCGGAACGCCAACTCTTCGTACTTTTCACGGCCATGCGTATAGGTGTTATCACCTCGCGTAATGAAATGTTTGAAAACTAATCCGTTCTTTTTGCTGATGGCGTAAATAAAATCGCGTTCAGATTTGGCAATATCCATGTACCACGCTCGCGACCTATCCCAATCGAAGAAGTCAATAGCTTCGTCAAATTCTTTTTGTGTAGATGCGAATGTGGTTTTTAGGTCGCCACCGAATTGGAAGTCTTTCAAATACCAGTCCCACTTACACCGCGTTGGCAATTCAAAAGTAAAACCGCCATAATCAAATTGTTGGCTCTGATTTATCATTACACATTGTGTAGACGATAGTTTTAGAACGGATGCAAGAAACGTGTCTGATAAGGCTTCTTTGTCTAGAGAACGTTTCATTTCTAGTCCATGCCTAAATTCATCCTCACTGAATTGTTCGCCATCTACCATACGTGTGTAGTGGTTAACTCGTTCAGGTTCGGTAATAAGGGCGTCAACGAGCGAACCGAACCTAAAGGCAGCTTCTTTATTGCCAAACTGCATGCGTGGGTGAAGCGTCTGTTTTAGCGCGGTGAGGTCTGAATTGCTAACCTCACCGCGACTATAATACATATCAAGGTTTTGCATCTGTGTTATTTTGCCTTAACTTCATCTTCGTAAAAAAGGTGTTCACTATTAATGAACTCAGGCGAGGTCTTGTCGTTGGCTAACTTCTCGCAGAACGCCAATTGCTTCTTGAATATCTTTGAGAGTTCATCAACAGAGAGCGTGCAGCCCTCCTTGCTCCACCATAGCGAGATTATTTGCATAAAGGCTTCAGAGTTCAAGGGAACAAGCTTTTTCTTAACGCTCGTCTTGGGCTGGTAAGCTGGTGTAGCAGCTTGAGCAGCAGCAAATAGAGAACCCATTTCAGCTGCTTTAGCTTTCATTTCAGCTTGTTTGCGTTGTTCTTCTTCTTGTTTCTCAAGTTCTGCACGTTTACGCTGTTTCTCCTCCTCCTCTTTTCTCTCCATCTCTGCCCGAATACGTGCTGCTTCCTCAGCAGATGCTTGTGCCACTTTTTCTAGCTCTGCTTTCTTTGAGGGTAGCAAATCTAAGTATCGTTGACGGCTCAACATCATCTCTTGATTATACGATGCCAGCAGCTGTGGTACATGCTTGTCTCGTGTGTCTTTTAGAATAATCTCTGCAACGCTTGTATCAATCAAGGCGGACGGCATAGCATATATCGCAAGGCCGTCTATCGTACAGGGATAGTTTTTTAATTTGCTCTCTGTTTCTTGGTAGTTTTCAAGACTAAGCGCGCGAAAAATCATATCCAAGCTGTCTATGCCGTGTCTTAGCGTGAAGTTATAAGACTTTTGAAGGTCTGCAACTATATCGCTAATGAAGCGTTCTTTAGCAGCTTCAGTTTTAGCCAGCAATTCTTTTTGCCTTCTTTCTCGCTCTTCCTCTTCGCGCTTCTTGGCAGCGTATTGGTTACGATATTGCTGGATTTGGTACGGTATAGTACCAGGCTTAGTAACATCTACCTCGCCCTCCAGTTGTGTAAAGTTGGAGCGCACCATGTCGAACAACTTGGTCACTGGTGTGCGCTTCTCGTTCATCTTCTTTACAGTCTTTCGCGCCTTTTCGATATACAATGCAGCTTCTTGGTCTAAAGTGTCATTCATACCAGCTTCAACTTTAGCAAGTAATGTTTGTCCGAAAGACAAACATCTGTCGCGAGAAATTTTGTTCTCGTCTATCGCAACAGGGGCGATAGCCATTATTTGGCGAATATTGTCGTTATTTGCCAATGTAGCAATTTGGTTCTGTTCCATAGTTCAAACATGTTTTTAAAATGCACCGTCATCTTCTTGTTCTGTTGTTTGTTCTGCTGGTTTTACGCCAGTAGATACATCTTTTGGCGGAGTGGCAAAAGAAACTTCTTGTTTTGGTGTTTCAACGCCGTAGAACTCGTCTATTTCTTGCTGGCTAGTATCCTCGCGCATACTCTCCAGCTCGGTATTCTTGCCTGTGCGCATCTTTGGATACACCTTGAAAGCGTGTTTTATTAGCTTTGCTATAAGAAAGCCAGTGTCAATCTGGCCATTGTTTGAGGTGTAGAGTTCGTTGGGGTTCTCTTTGTAAGCGCGAACGCTGTTATCCCATCTCCTATTCTGTTTGCCTGAATAGGATTGCAGGCGCAACCAGTCTTCCTCGTACATAACGCCATAGTCCATCATGCCGTTTGGCAGAACAATGCGAATGTATGCTGCAACTATTCTCTTGCCAGTGTGGGGCATGTTGCAGACGTAATGCACGTTTTTATGTCCGTCACTATCCGAATATTTAAACTCATCGTTTTCGTAAACGATAACTGGATTTTCAGCATACTGAATTTGCCCTGCACGTTGGCGCATATAGATTTCTCCATACCCCGATATGGACAACGATAGATGCCCTTCGTACACGTCTTTTGCTTCTCCTCGTTCGTTGACGTTCTGTCCAACCTTTACGTTGCGCCCTATCAAATAGCATTGCGCACGTGCGCCACCTTCAACGGACAGGCCGCATATCGCCAAATCGATAAAACAAGTGAATATGGAGAACGGCGTTGCGCCTTGCAGCCTGATGTTGTCTGATAGGTGCTTGTTGAAGAACACGCTCTCACGCTCGTAGGCTTTTTCACCATTTCCCCACAGTGTTTCGTACACGCGAATGAAGTTGGCGCGCACTTTCTCATCGCGCACAATCTCGAGCGGTTTTAGCGAGTTTATCCGCTCGATAGTCAAATTCAAATCCATAATTAATTGTTTTAAAAGTGATATAGTGGGGCATAGGGAGTCGAACCCAACTGGTAATATTTTAAACAATTATGGCAAACTTTACAAGATATACCAGTTACCACTTGCCCCATTACCGTGCGCGTTTCACAACGAACACGGTGCAATGTAAAGAGTGCATAATGCCAATTAGCATATATGCACGATGAAACACACATGCGTTAGCCGTCACGGATAGCGCATGAACAAACCAAATCTATGAAAAATGAGTATTCTGTTTTTTTGGTTAAAAAACCAACGCGCGTTTCACAACGAACGTTGGTGGTAACATCTGAGCTAAGCATATTTTAAAATCAATAAGAAAAAGAAAACGTATATCTTTTTTTTGGTTAAAAACCAACTCGCGTTTCACAACGCGCGTTGGGTCTCTAAATTAAAATACATGAAAACTTGTAATAACGTGATTGTGTCTTTTATTAAAAAGTACGCGCGTTTCACAACGAACGTACACTAAAGTAAGAACATAAAAAACATTATACGGTTACGCTTTTCTTTTACTGATTTTATAAAATACTTGCCACGTTTCACAACGGAGCAAGTAAAAAACTATGAATAAAACTAATATTTGATGAGTGTTATTTTTAAAAGAAAACGCCTAAAGTGTTTCGCAACAGCTTGACGCAAAAAAGAGTTCACATAATTCTACTTTTTGATGAAGCAAGGAACAGACACTATCTGTCCCTTTTCGTTGCGCACGCACAAGGGATGCCCAGTAGCAGGCGCAACAACGTCCTTGCGGTCGGTCGCCATAAGACTTGTTACATCTCTCATTTTCTCGCTAAGTCTATGCTAGCAATCATTTTTGCAGCATAGTCTTTGTCAACAAATGTAGTCCAGCCACATTTGTTTAATTCAAGAGCGACATCCCATAGAGTTATCTTGCCTGCCATATACCTTTTATATAGAGATATGTCGAGTGTGTCTATTTCTATTTCGTACATAATATATCGCTTAACCGTGATGCGATAGGGCTGAATAAATAATATGTAAGATTGTTTGTTAAAACTCAATTCCCTTGTCCGTGATTGAAAGGCTAATCCTAAGTCCATTACCGATGACGTTGAAGTCGCCGTTGCCAGGGTTAAGGCTTTTTAGGTAGTCCTCCGTCTCCTTGTTGATGGGGAATATCACCTGTTTGCAGTACTTTGAACTGCGCGCCTCGATGCGCAGATAGCTTGTCGTGTTGTTCGTTTCCATAATTTCTTATTTTTTAATGTGTCGTGCGCGCTGCCAATTCCATTGCAGTAGATTTAACTACACAGCGCGCGAATAGGTTATATATGCTCTTTAGTAATAAGGTCGCCCAACTCCTTCTTTACCCTGTCGGCGTATAATGCCGTGGACGATTTCAAGACCATTGTGCATATATCGTATATGTGTGTACCTACTTGGCCTACACCCTCGGTCGTGGATTGTTAGTCTCGCGAGGTTGTCGCCGTTCGGCTTGTCTTGTCCAATAAGTCAAAGAACTTTCGGGTTAAAATGGGCGACCGCTGTGTTGACGGTCGCCCCGTCATCCTGCAATCTAAGTTGCCTTAAGTACTAACCCATGTACTTTCGTAGGGCGCTTTCGGCGAAACGTAGCCTTTTCCCTACTTTTGTGTGTGGGATGCCATCTACTTTGTGGTAGAGTGTGCCGAGGGGCATTCCCAATAGTTCGGCGGCTTCCTTCGCGTTTAAATAGCGTTCTGGGACAGCCTTTTCTTTCTTCATTAGCGAGAATAGTTCCTCGGCTATCATTCTCGCGTCTTTTCTTGTGAGTGGCATTACTCCTCCAACTTATCTATTGGAACACCGCTCAACATACCGAGCGATATGGCTAAGTTGAACACAGACACCACTATTAGTGGCATGCTGTCTGAGGTGGCCACGATTAGGGCTAGCGCAAAGCTAATAGCGAAGTACAGCACTCGCAATTGCTGCCCTAACGTAAGGGACTTTATCCACGCCCACTCTTTGCCGTAGATGGCTTTTAGCATCTCTTTCATGTCCTGATGCATTTAGGGGGTTTAACATAAGTGGTGTATGCCTTGTATAGGTTGCACCACCGCCCATTAATCGCGTTAATCGCGTTAGGGCAATTGTCACACTCTGGGTGGGCTGATGGTCTTTGTTTTGCCATCATTCAATCCTCGTTAGGATATAATGCCCATTCTCTCTATCGGTCCGCGCTGTGAACTTTCGCCCTAGCTCAACACTTAGTTGGTAGCTGTTGGCATGTACGCTTGCGCGCTGTGCCAGTGGCCATGCTTCAGAGTGGCCGACTTCGAGAAGTCTTAGTACGGGGCGGATACTTTTTTTGCCCCGCGTATTCTTTCTATCTCGCATAAATTTTGTAAATTTGCTACGTGAAAGAATGAATGAATGAATTAACAAGTGCAAAGATACGCAAAACGAATATACCATGCAAGCAATTTGCGAATAAAATTCATTGATTTAACTTATATTAACATGCAATATGGAAAAGAAAGATATGCTAGAGCGGTTAATAACCCACTTTTGCAATGGGAATAAAGCTAAGTTCTCATTATTGTTAGGTGTTAGACCTCAGACAATTAACACGTGGATAGGGCGGAATACCTTTGATGCAGAGCTTATATATTCAAAATGCGAAATTGTTTCAGGAGATTGGCTCTTGAATGGAGGACAAGGTGATATGCTCCGTTCAAGCGTAGATAACTCTATCTTATTAAATGCCGCCTATGGTGGCCATATAAGTGGCAATACTACGCTAGGTTCAGGCGCAATAAAACCGACCATCAACAATTACGGTGAGACTTGCGCCAACGGCGAGCCGTCCCCGATTGTCACCACATTAACGGAGAGCATCGCCGCTCTCACGCGCGAATTGGAAACAAGCCAAGAGCAGAAAAGCAGACTAATAGGAATAATCGAACAATTAACAAACAAATAATTTAATTACAAGCTTTATGAGGTATCTTTTATATGGCATACTCGGTGTAGTAGCATACGTGATTTTCAGTGTGATTTATTTCACTTTCAAGTCTAGGGATGACGAGGATGTTATAGCCGCATCTGATTTAAGAATGACGTTAGGCACGTTCAAGAAATATAAAAAGGCCGTTGAGGAGATGAATGTTGTCCTAACGGAGCTAAACGAGGCGGAGAGAAAATGTAATCTTTCCGAGGAAGAGGAAAAAGCCTTTGAGGATAGAATAGAACAAATCATATCCAGCGTAAAGAGCAAAGATGAGTTGTACCGAGTAGGTAGATACTTTAGGGACAGAAGGAAGCGTTAGAGGAGGCGTTACGAATATAAAGAATGGCATGCGACTCTAATGTTATCTCTTTATATGTCGACGTTCTACCAATATTCTACCATCCAGCACAATGTATTTCATAAGTAGTGGTATATCAGCGCTAAATGCAAGGCAATAAGCGTTCCAACGGAATCACAAGAAGAGGATGCCATTTGTGGTGTCCTCTTTTTTGTTTTGTAGCTATGGGCAACGCCTGTTGGGCGCTTCTTACTTCTATTTTGCGTGGTGCAGCGTGGTGAGTAATGTTGTGGCTAGTCCAAGAGGTGCTGACACATACCTTAGTTTGAAATGAGCCGATAGCCTTTTATCTTTAGTTTCGTGTTTAAGTATTTGCTTTGTGCAATGGCTTTCTCGCATATTATTTGTACTTTTGCGAAGACAACATGTTGTGTTTGTCTTTCCCTTGTAACGCTAGGAGGGGCAAAGAGTGCGATGTGGACCCATACCAATGGTTTCTTTTGGAACGTTGCGGGCATCGCTCACTTCTGTTGTTAAGGCTTATCGGTCTTTAATGCGTTTTGCAAAAACGAGTTTTATTGGCTGCCGAAAATTTAAGAACATGACAAAAGATAACAAACAATACACCACGGGCATGCAAATTATTCAGGGCAATTTCACCAAACGACTGAAATTGCCTATTGCCGAAGGCTTAAAAGCGGGGTTTCCTTCGCCTGCCGATGGCTATATGCACGAAACACTCGACTTTAATCACGACCTTATACGCAATCCCGAAGCCACTTTTTATGGCAAAGTGGCTGGCGACTCGATGGTTGAGGCTGGCATATGCAGTGGCGACATCGCCGTTATAGACAGGTCTATCGAGCCACGTCATGGCGATGTTGTGGTGGGATATATCAACGAAGAATTTACCATTAAGTACCTAGATCTTAGCCATCGTGATGAGGGATATATCGAATTGCGACCTGCTAATCCCAATTTTCAACCCATAAGGATTGATGAAAACGATGCTTTTGAGGTGTGGGGCGTGGTGGTATGGACTATAAAAAACTGGAGAAGGTATTGACTGATGTACGGAATAGTGGATTGCGACAATTGTTATGTGTCATGCGAACGCGTGTTTAGACCCGACTTAAAGGGTAAACCTGTGGTTGTGCTAAGCAACAACGATGGGTGTGTGGTGGCGCGTTCTACTGAAGCCAAGCTTATGGGTATCAAGAATGGCACGCCTTACTATCAGTTGGCCGAACTGTTTCCGCATCACAACATCGCTGTTTTCTCGTCTAACTACGAACTCTATGGCGAACTTACGGGGCGCGTGGTTGAGATTATTAAGCAAGAAGCACCAGCCTATTTTCGTTATAGCATTGACGAATGTTTTGTTTATTTCAATGGAGTGGAACAAATAAACCTGAAAGAGTGGGGCGAAAGTTTGCATCGACGAGTTGTGCGAAGCGTGGGTATGCCTATCAGTGTGGGCATAGCACCCAATAAAACGTTGGCTAAAATGGCCAGCCACTTTGCTAAAAAACATGCAGGCTATCGCCATTGCTGCCTGATAGACAGTGATGAAAAACGCATCAAGGCTCTAAAACTTTATCCCGTCGACGAGGTGTGGGGCATTGGTAGACGTTATTCGTCGCGGTTACAGGCTGCTGGAGTGCAGTCGGCTTTCGACTTTTCCGAACGCCAATTATCCTGGGTGAGAGCCACATTTAATAACATTGTGATAGAAAGAACATGGCGCGAACTGAATGGAGAAGACTGTGTGCCCAACGAAGAACTGGCCAAAAAGAAGTCGATTTGTGTGAGTCGCTCTTTCAATGGCATGATTACCAATATCGACGACCTGCGTACGCATGTCTCTAATTATGCTGCTCGCTGTGCCGAAAAATTACGACAGCAGCGCACCGTTGCCGCTGTTGTTGGCGTTTTCTTGCATACCAACGCCTTTCGCGAAGACTTGCCGCAATATTGGAACTTTCAAGAAACGCGGCTACTTACACCCACCAGTAGCACCATTGCTATTGTGAAGGCTGCCAACGAGGTGCTGCAAAAACTGTTTTTGCAGGGCTTTCATTATAAAAAAGCGGGAGTTATCGTGATGGGAATTGGTGCAGACAGTCCTATTCAGCCAGACCTCTTCGGCCTAAATGCCGAACAGATTGATAAACTGAAACGGCTGGATGCTGTTGTCGACCAGCTTAATAAGGTGAATGGCACAGAAACAGTTGTGCTTGGGAGTCAGCAATATACGGCTAAAGATGGTAAAGGTAAGGCCAATGTGTTTGCCAATGCTATAAAACACGACTTTAAAAGCAAAAATCCTACAACGCGGTGGAGCGATATTATTGTGCTGAAATGAGCTGCTTGCGCTTGTGAGGGCCTGGCTTTTGCGTGTTGTTTTCATCGCAGCAAGTGCTTCGTTGTTGGCAAAAGTTTTTTTGTGTGTGGCTAGTGTGAGGGCTAATTCTTAAATATGGTAATAAAACTTTACAAATACACCCCTTCTTGAACACCCCTTTTAGGTCTTTTTGAGGGCTAAAACCTATAAAAGGCAGGTCTTCTTTCTTATTTTTGATGTATCGTAATTGTGTTTTATTCCACTTTTTGAGTCATTTTGCGATATTTTGCCTCGCTATTTTTAAAAAATCCGCTTCTTTTTTACTTCCGAAAAAGCCTACAATTGTGTGTTATTTGATGCTTTTTGTCTATAAAAAGGTGCGCATTTGTTTTGCAAAAACCATGTTTTTACCTTGCGTTTAGCAGCAAATAGCATTGCGTTTTGTAGCATTTAGCACTGCTAACTCATGCATATTGCAGACCTAAATGCAGCAAATAGCGAATAAAAGTGGTAAATAACGCAGAATATATGTCCAATTTCGGTTAAATTGTTGCTTAGAACTAAAATGATAAAATATTTTAGACGTAAATGCGCTTTGTTGTTTGCGATGGAGCTAAAAATGAGTAAAAAATGGGGTTTTAACGTTGTTTTTATTCTAGTTAGCTGATTTTCATAGTGTTATAAACTCGCGAAATACGCGTGTTTTTCGAGTCGTTGTCTGCTTGGAGCATAAAATAGGCCTCTATAGTGTTAAAATTGGATGAAAAATATTTACAAAAACATTATCGTTTCATCTCCTTTGAGTACGCGTCTACATGGCTTTTAAGGGGCGATGATGTGTTTTGGGGTCAGTCCTAAAACCCAGTTGTAAGCTTCCCCCTCATGCACATAATTTCATAAGCCTATACAGGAAGAACGGAATA